TGTGGCGATCATTTATGGTCTTTTTGGGAATCTCGCCGTAATAGCCGCAGGAAGTCTAGTAACGGGATTAATCGAATTGAGTCGAATCTGACACCCAGAGGATGGAATACTAATTACATTACAAGAGCAAGGGTTAGGGATACTAATTGGTTGATTACTGAGATTAGCAAAGGAAGACGGTTTATTGTTCCAGTTAACGCGCCATTGCAATTTACGGCACTTAACAGGTCTGATACTGGCAGAGCCTATTTTTACGGTTGTTTAATAGGCGATGGTTCTTATTGTAGTGATTCAATTATCGTAACAACTTCTGATAGATTTATTGCTGATAAACTCGTTGATATTTTAGGGAAAGAAGCTACCGTTAAAACACGAACACCAATAAAAGATAACCGTTTAGAAGTTTTATCCGTCAACGCGACAAAAGTTCAATGGGTTAAGTCTTGGATAAGCAACAATGAATATAAAGGAAAAAGAGCGTGGGAAAAAGTATTTCCCGACGGCTATTTATCGGCATCTCTTGATTTTCGTTATGCGTTTGCTCAAGGTCTTTTTGATACAGATGGAACTGTTGGAGACAAAAAAAGAGAAGTTTCCTATTGCACAACCAGTAAAGATTTGGCTATTCAGGTAGCTTCTTTGGTTCGTTCTTTGGGTTATATGGCTAAGATTACGAAAAGACAACCAAAATATAGATACAAAGGGGAGCATTTAGATGGTCGTACAGCTTACGTCGTGGCTGTTGAGGGAAATCACCTTGAATTACTTTTTAGTTTGCCGCGTAAAGTTGAACGAGCGAAAATGCTTGGACAATTTAATGGGGGATCAAGTTGGCCGGGTAAAAGAATTATTTCTATTGAACCAACTGAAATTGATTACGCTCGTTGTATTACTGTTAGTAATCCAAATCATCTTTATTTAACAGATGATTATATAGTTACGCATAATAGTGCCGGGCTATTAATTGATTTTGCCCGGCAAGAATTTATTAGCAATCCTGACTATCGGGCTGTTATATTTCGTCGGACGTATCCTGAATTTACTCAAGCGGGTGGACTAATAGATGAAAGCCAAAAAATCTATCAAGCAGTGAAAGGTAATTTTATTGAAAAGCCTCCAGGGTGGCGATTTCCATTTGGATCGAAAATATCTTTTAGACATTTACAATACGAAAAAACTGTCTATGTTTATCAAGGGGGACAAATTGCAAGGATAGGTTTTGATGAATTAACCCATTTTACAGAAGAACAATTTTTCTATCTTCTCTCTAGAAACCGTTCGGTATCAGGCATTAAACCCGCAGTTAGGGCAACCTGTAACCCCGATGCTGACTCTTGGGTAGCTAATTTTATCTCTTGGTGGATCGACCCTAAGACTGGGTATGCTATTGAAGAAAGAGGGGGAATAGTTAAATATTTTATTAGACAAAACGGTCTGGTTTATTGGGCCGACAGTAAACAAGAATTAATTGATAAATTTAGTCTTAAAGATGAACTTTTTGACCTTATCCCTAAAGATAAAAGAGAAAAGTTTTTATCAAATACAGATATTAATATTACACCAGATAATCTGATTAAAAGCTTTACTTTTATTCCTGCTACGATTTTTGATAATCCAGCTTTAATTAGGGTTAACCCTACCTATTTGGCTAACCTTTACGCTTTACATCCTATTGAGCGGGAAAGACTTCTCAGGGGTAACTGGAAAGTTAAATATGAAGCTGGTACGGTATTTGATCGGACTTGGTTTGAGATTCTCGATAAAATACCCGATGATTGGAAGTTAATAGGTAAAGTAAGATTCTGGGATTTAGCGGCAACTGCTAAAGAGAATGCTGAGAACTATCATTGTTATACAAGTGGCACTCTTGTCTATAAATACCAAAGAATTAAGAACACACTGCCAGATTCAACTGAGATTAAGGAATTTGCTTATGTGATTGCCGATAATATCTGTGAGCAGAAAAAGGTCGGGGAAGTGGAATTAATGCTTAAAAATACTGCTGAACTGGATGGGAAAACTGTAGCTGTAAGATGGGAACAAGAAGGGGGATCGAGCGGTAAATTTGTTGAAAATACCATTACTAATGTAATTAGAGAAAATCATCCGAATCATGATATTAGAGCGATAGCACCTCAAGGGGATAAGCTAACACGAGCTTTACCAGTAGCCACGGCAGCTAGTCGGGGACAAATCTTTATCTTAAGAGATGGGACATGGAACACTCGGTTCTTAAATGCCTGCCAGGGTTTTGATGGTAGCAAGAAAACACCTCCGACTAATGACATTGTAGATAGCCTATCGGGAGCATTTTATTCCCTTGAAAATGAGTTTCAGGGACATGAAAAGGTTATTAGCACGATTATTACTTCTGCTCCTGTTAATCGGTTTAGGAGCGGTTTTAGGGGTTAGTAGTAGTTTATCCACATTCCCAAACGATACCAGAAGTATTAATGTTAATTTCTTCTATTTCGATTGGATTGTCATTATTGCTATTAAAATAATTGCACCAATGCCAGGTAGCCTCTGTTTCTGATTCTGCTGCAATAAGAAGACCAAATGATGTAACTGAATCTCTAATTAGGTACAGATTCATAAATCCTCGTTAACAGTTGTAAAAATATTCTAATCAATTTGATTTACTAGAGACTCTCGATAAAGTCTTTCACGCTCTATCCAGAAACGAGCAGAAGGTACGCATAAGGCTAATTCCATTTTATAAGCAATACGAACAGTAATTTTTGCCTTACCTTTTATAAGTTGATTAATAGTCTTTTTCGGCAACTCCATGCGACTAGCAAATTCAGTTTTAGTTATTTTTCTTTCTTTTAGGATTTTAGCAAGGGTTTCTCCCGGCGGAGAAACAAAATCTGATGTATATTTATTTTCGATAGTATTAGTCATAGATTTTCGTTAAACTACATATTTTTCCATATTCCAGCCGGAATTAGACATTTTTGAACACCCCATAAAGCGCATTGTTCTTTTTCGTCATCGTCAATCATATCTTTGGCTATATCCCATCCCGTATGCTGATAGAAAAAGAACATAAACTTAGGTTGAGTCGAAATATTAAATTTTTTTAAAATTGCCGTCGCATAATCATTTACTATTTCAGTTTTTAGTAAAAGTTTTTTAGCAATTTCTTTATTATCAAACCCACAAAGAAAATAAAAACAGACCTTTTTCTCTAAAAGAGATAATTGATACCAGCAAAGCCAAAAATGACGCTGGCTTGGAGTCATACATTCTTCAATTTCTTCTTCGATTGTTTCTTCGATTTCTTCCATATATTCTTCCATTGTTTTACTCCTCATTGATTACAAAAAAATCGTGAACAAAATAATTAACAGCTTTAATAGCTTCTTTGACTCTTGGAATAAAGTCAATATCTAAGGTAATAAAAATAAAAGGGTCTTCTGTTTTTTTTGTGTTTTCCAGCTTATGGTAGCAGGATATGTCCAGTAGTAAAATATCTCCCGTTTTTAAGACTAATTTTTGAGTATCTTTTCTTTGGACTAATAAAGAGTTTATTTGATCATCCATACTTTTAAAGGGAGTATAATTTTTCAGGAGTTTTTCTAAAGTATTATTGTTTACTGTAGAAGAGTAGAGTTCGTAGTTGTCGCTCTGAACAACTAAAATAATTGAATATTTTTTATCTTCATCAATGTCGTCAGTGTGCCATTCTACCCCTAACGTCCACCATAGAGAATAAGGATCAAACAACCCTGAAGGACTGTTAACCCAATTGTGTTTTGCTCTTGTAGAAAAGGTAGTAGAACTGTAAATCAATTCTACTATCTTGTTTAGCTTGTCTAGATTGTGATATTTGCCTAATTTATACAGAGGTTTCATTTTTTTTGTTTGGTTGATGATTGTTGACTGATAACTAATAGCTGATCGATAAACTAAGTGAATAGTCTTGATGCAATACTGCGTAAATACATCCATTCTTCTTCAAGCATTAATTCCGGTTTAGAAGAACTGGCTATATTAAACAAACAAAAGTTAACTTCGTCTATGGGATTACCATCGTAGAATAACTCAATATCAGTATTTGGGAAAAATGCAAAAAAGCCAAACTTAAAGTCGGCATTTTGGCGATTTTCGCAGGTTAGTGTAGCAAAATGATCTGAATTTGAACTTATTTTTAGTTTCCAGTCAATAATTAAAGGAAAATCTTCTTTGCAATGTTCTCTTTCCTTTACCCATTTAGCAATTTCGTCGATTATCCATTTTTGATCCTTTTGGATAAAATAATGAACTCCTTCTGAGTATTTAAAAGGATAACCTTTCTTTGTTTCGTACCACTTTAACTTAAAGTCTTGTGGCTCTGAGTCAATCTTAGGGAATTGTCCTATATCCATCATTGTCATTGTTTTACTCCTAAATAATTTGTTTACTGATAACCTTAATTTTCTATGCGCCAATCTGCATTTGCTACAGCATCATCTTATTAGGTTTCACTTCGTTGAGTACTGATTGGACAACCTACCTCTTTATCTGTTTTGCACACAAATATCCTCTATTTCCGTCGTTCTGACGGAAATTCAATTCGGTAAATGTTCCACACCTCCAAGATGGAAGCAATAGTACTTTTGGGTTTTCGTGTCCTTGTGATGCAAGGTAGTGATTAGCTTTGTGGAGTGTTTGACCTACTCCAAACACTACCATTCCGATTAAGATAGCAATCAAAAGATGCGATGCGTTCTCTAGCCTTGCAATTGTTCCTAGTATTTTTCTGGATTCCTCGTTCATGTTCATATTCAAATATATCGGTTTGTAGAGGGAGGAATTGCACCTCCCATTTTAGGATAGCCGTAACTCCTTCTATCCTCATCAGTGCCTAGAATTGAGCCGCTAGGCATACGGGAAAGGTTCCCGTTTCGGATCGGCTAGGGCTTTTGCAAGAACAAGAACCCTAGAACGTTCGAGGGATTAGACTCATCCCGGACGATTGCGCCAGGGGCAAGGCAGTCCGTCCGTCCTTGCCTACTAGCGGCCGCCGCCACCAATCCTGAGACAATATAGTACACCTCCTCCTGATACTCAGGGAGTCCCTCGATCTCCCCGTAGATAACGGTTTCTACTGGGATACCGTCAATGGGTTCTGCGGGTTCGTTGGACATTTTGACCCGCGGGAGAATCCCGGATGCTGGGATTTCCTTAAGAATCACAATCTTCTCTTTGTTTCCCAGAAACTGTTTTTTTTATCTTGGGTGATGCCAGCTTTGTTTAATATGGTGATGCTGTGGGGGGTAGCGTTGATAATAGTCATGGTTTTTACTCTTAATAGGTTGCTGTTTACTGATAACTGACAACTGATAACTGATGACTAATTTATTAATCACAAACTACCCGAAAACCATTCTTGCAGCAAGTCTTTTAGTCCTGGCGATAATTCAAGTGTTGTAATGACTGAATATGATGCAATTGGATCGTCGAATATTACAATATATTGTTCAGTGTTTTCAATTTGCGGACAAGGTAATAAATTCTCGTAAGTATCTAAAATACATAGTATGTATTTCGTACTGACAATAACAGCAATTTTGTCGCCTGACCTCGGAGAAAAACCTTCGATGCGAATACCCTTCATTTTTTTTTGACTCCTAAATAATTGTTAGCTGACAACTGATAACTGATAACTGATAACTAATTAAAACTCTTGCCATGTCGTCGGATCGGTCATTGGTTCGCTGTACCGACTTAAATCCGACGGCTCAGTATCATCATAAATAAAATCGTCTGTAGGTTCGTTACTAGGAATCTCATAGTAGCGTCCGCCACAATCCACGAATCCCATCGTAGGGGAAATAACAAAAGCTTTTTTGACGGGTTGAAATTTAATCTCAGGTAATTCGCGGTTGGGAAGTTTCCCATCGGGGCTAAACCCACGACTTAACTTGCCATTAAAGGTATCGAAAAACCACTCCTTGCCGGTTTGCTGGCAAGTGACTCGGAGGGTCGTTATTTGTCCTTCTCCCCACACTTCTAAGGAGACATGGTGCTTTTGACCTCTGGCAATCATAGTGAAATTGCCAGACATAACGGGGACGCAATTAGATTTGACAGAAAGAGAATTGGATGCTAACATGGCTTTTGACCTGATAAGGGTTGACGGAAAGGCGATCACACTAATTTGGAGTTGGGAGTGGTCGTCTTTCTCTATATCTGTATATTACCGTGAAGTCAGTAATATTGTCAAGCATTATTCCAAAAAAAGTTATAATAAATTATAGAGACACAAAACTAATACAATGGTACTAAAAAACAGAGTCAAAGAATTTACAGAATCTAGAGGCATCACAATCTATAAATTCATTAAGCAAACAGGGATTGCGATGTCCACGGGATACAAGCTATCTCAGAATCCTGATCACTTGCCGTCTATCACAGTTTTGCAGGCAATCTGTGATAGGTACGAGATACAGCCTAACGAAATTGTCTATCGGATTGATTGAAAATGTTATAATTGAGAAAAAGGGCTAGGATAAATGAAGCTAATTACAGCAATATTTAACACTTATCTGAAAAAAACTCCAGACTCAGCGTCTGATTTGAAAGAGGATCAGTTGATTTTTGTAGAAAAAAATCGAAATTATTCTGTAGATAAAGTTTTACTTGAATATGGATTACACATTCAAGTAAAACTTAGCTACGGCGCAGGTGATTGGTGGGTATTTAAGCCACATTGGGATTTATCTGATTTACCTAATACCTTACCCGCGACAGCCGTTTTTAAGTTTCCTGTAGGTCGATCTCCTAAGTTGATTGAAGGAATTTTGCAATTTTATCGAGGAGATGATATCGCAATTGAAGTAGTGGCTACCAGCGGCGCAATTGGGTATCAATACCGAGGTGCCGAAAAAATTGTAGGCAAGGGACAAATACCAGAAGGACATCATTGGCAAATCAATACTAGGGGGTATTGGTTAGATACAAAAGGTGTTGAGGGGATGTTTTTTCATATTACGCCTGATCCTTACAAAGGATCAGGGTTTTCTCGATCAGAGCTTGGATTGCATCGAGACGCTAATGTACCTGGAAGCGCGGGCTGTATTGTAGTTAGAAATAGTCAAATCTTTAACAACCAAATAGTTAACTATCTGACTGGTCTAAGCCAGGAACAAAAAACAGTAAACTTATCAGTACAATACACTTGACATTTTGTTTTTTGATATGTTAGCTTATAAAAGCGGGGTGAGTGAAATGGTTTCCACATAGGCCTCATAAGCCTAAAACACTAGGTTCGACTCCTAGACCCCACATTAATCAAATAAAATCCCAATTAAGAGAATTATCAAATCCTTGAATATCAGCAAGGGATTTTTCTCCTGATTGGGTAAGTCGATAGTATCTTTTTCTAGCACCGGCTCTATCGTTAGATCGCTCGGTTCCCCATCGAGATTTAATGAGTCCTTTTTCCTCTAATTTCTGAAATACAGGGTAAAACGAGCCAATATCAAGGCTTTGACCTTTAGTGTTGGCTATAGATTCAATTATCTGTAATCCCGACAATTCTTTATTGTAGAGAGAGCGTAAAACAAGGATTTCTTTGTTTGTCATTGCTTTAAAGTTTTCTAATCGGTCTTTTTCTGGGTGATTGTCGATCTTGAATTAAATCTTGGTTTTCCTCAAGGAAAGACTCTAGCTGATCATCGGGGATTTCTCTGATCTCTCTGGTTTTCAGCAAAACAATAACCCTAGATTGTGGTGGTTTGACGACATTCGACTTGAAATCAGGAGGAATACCCGGTAATCGGTCAATTTTTGCTGAATATCCACCACACCCGTCAAATTTGTCAGGCATATTTTAAATACGGTATAATATTGGTATGCCCCCGCGTTAACGGGGGACTCATCACAATTACTACTACAGAGTAAATCATGACTAATTCTAGTTTACAGCGTTTTGATCACGATGGTATTGAATTAATTATTAATACCGAGACCGGTGAGAGCTTTGCCTCAATTAGTGGATATGCCCGGATGTCAGGAAAAATACCTTCGACTATTTCTCGCCGCTTGACTATGAGGGGTTTGCGTGAAAAGGGTCTTGAACAGGCTCAAATCGAGACAGCAGGCGGGTTACAAGGTGTTGCGTTGATACCAGAAGATTTAATCTGTCAGTGGTTAATCAAAGACAATCACGAACTAGCCCTAAAAGTAATGCAGTTGGGCGTTCGCTTATTCCTTCACACCTTAGCCGGGTTTCAGGTCAAAAGTGAGGCAATTGAGACTAACAAGCGACTTGAGAGCCAAGTCGCTGAATTGACTGCCAAAATCGACGAATTGGATTATCGAGAAGTTGACTATATCGATGAAATCCTCGGCTTAAAAGACCGAATTAAAAAGCTTGAGAGCGAGAACTCTACTCTAGAGGAACAAATCGAGTTAATGGGGGGATATTAGGGGAAAATCAATAAACAAAGTTGTTTACTGCTAAAATAAAAAACAGAAATTGACACCATAACTGGTACATAACTGATAAAGCAAACCTCTGTAGTCCCTACAGAGGTTTTTTATTATCTAATGTTCGGAGCTTGGCTAGTTGTTAGATTGTAAATAGATTGTAGATAAAGCTATTAACAATGGAATCCTTGATATATATAGGTTTCAGACTTTGTTGATGTTGTTAGCCTTATTCCCGTGTCAGGATTTTTTATGTTTTTATTGCTGACCTCGATTAATTAGATTGTTAGTTTGGAAATAGGTTGTAAATACCCTTATTAACAAAGATAAAAAGGGTAAAAGTATTGATATATATAGCTTTCATTATTTCTGTACTTCTTTGTAGATATTGTTAATAATTACCCCGTGTGTATTTTTTTCGTTTTACTGTTGAGTCTGTTTTTTTTATTGCTGACCTTGTTCGTTTTCTTTATCTTTTTTTTCTCTATAGAGCATCAACAATATCTACAAAGCCTAAAACCTAGTCGGGGTAAGGATTTTGATTGTAGATAAGGTTATCTACAATCAAATACAAAAAGAACAGATTAGCGATGAACCACTTCTCACCTCTAAAATCCTCTAGTTAGCCCAAAATACAGCTTTTTGTCAATGGAGCCAGTTTTGCGTTTAATCACTTTTATTGCTGACTTTGCTGTATATCTTCTTTTCTCTCTTTTCCTCTATAAGGCATTGACAATATCTACAAAGTCTAGAACCTATACCCTGTAAAGCTTTCAATTGTAGATAACCTTATCTACAATCTATTTACAATCTAACAATCGCTCTCTAGTATTTGTAGTATATGTAATACGGATAGATAAAAAAATACCGCTCCCTCGTAGGGCGGTAATCCAAGTCAATCTTTAAAAAAATTTTCTCATAGTCTTAATAGAATTGTCAAGACAAAAAAATAACCGCACTCCCGGGTGGTATAAAAGAGCGCAGTAGTATAAGGTATAAATATGATTACTTTTTATTATATCTCAAAAAAGAAAATTCAAGATATAATACAAGAAACAGTACGCACCTCATCGATGGCTCAAAAAGTCCTTACTGGTAACTATTTTCTTAAAGGGCAATTGTATCCTACGATTGCCAGTGAAATTGTTATTGAGATTAAAAAGGGATCGACTTGGGATGAGGAGTTTTTTATTCAGGGAGATTTTACTACATGGAACATTAATTTTTATGTAGCAAAGCAATTCGGTGAAGATCGCATGGCAGTCGGTCGGATCGATGGTTTGCAATTTGGCAATTTTATTTTACCTGCTAATGAGGGAGAAGACCCAATTGAATATCAAAATTATACTTATTTTCATTTAATTATCGATAGCAACGTTACGGATGGAATGGACGTTACTCCTGTCGCTTTTAAGGAAATTGCACAACCAAAAGCAGGAAGAGATTACTGGCAAGCTGACCTAGAGGCATCTAAAACTATTGCTAATCGGCTCGTTGTTGAACCTTTAGGACTAGATTTAATTCCCGTAGTCGTTAGGGGGGAAGTTTGATGCCAATTGAAATAACTGGAAGTTCTAGGCAAGTAATTGTTTCAGCTACTCTTGGAGGTGCTGGATGGTCGCCTGTTTTGTCCCTAGTTACTGATGGTAATCGCCGGGTTTTTCAGGTAGTTAATTGGGTAGGAGGTTCGGGTACTCCTCCTGCCACGGGTGGGTATATTGGAATATCTGGATTAGTTTCTTCAATTAGCTCTGCTGTTGATGTTCGAGGTTCTCCCGGTAGTCCAGGAGAAGGAAGTGCTTTTTACAAGCATACTCAAGCTACTCCTTCCGCAACCTGGACAATTATTCATAATTTAGGCTTTGAGCCACAAACTCAAGTTTTTAGTTCAGGAGGAGTAAAAATAGAAGCTTTTGTACAAAACCTTTCTTTAAATACTACTCAAATTATTTTTAGTAGTCCCTTTAGTGGTTATGCAATTTTATCGAGGTAATTATGACTTTTATTGAATTTTGGTCTGACACTGAATTTAAAGGAAAAATTCGGGCTTCTGTTGCCCCAGAAAATCCTAACGATTTGGTCAATTTTGGTACGTTAAATGCTCTTCTGGAAGGGTTTGATTACAAGGACGCAGTATTTGCTTCTGCCCCATCAAATATCAATTTAAATGCTCCTGGCTCGACAATTGGTGGGGTAACTATGAGTTTAGCCAATTCTCGCTTTATTGCAGCAAATCAAACTAATAACACAGAGAACGGACTTTATAATTGGAACGGAGCTTCTGTTGCAGCTACCCGCACTGCTGACGCTAGTACAGGAGCCGAACTCAGAAACGCAATTGTAACTGTTGCCTCTGGTAGTGGGAATAACGATGAGGGCGTGACTTACAGGCAGATTACTCAATCCGTGACTTTGGGAACTTCTCCTATAATCTGGCAAGTTCATGGGGCCGGAGTTCCTGACGCAAGTGAAACCACATCGGGTAAAGTACAGCGTGCTACTTTAGCCGAACTAGAAGCGGGAACAGATACAGCCAAATATGTCACCCCTTCCTTGCTTGCCAGTTGGTCCGGAAGACGGCGATCAGTAACTACTAATCCTTTTGGAGATGGCACTAATACGGTGTTTGTGATCACACATACCCTGACTGATACTAATCCCAGCGTAGAAGTAATTCGCAATAGCGGTAATAGAGATACTGTAGGAGTTTTTGCGGAACGATTGAGTAATACTTCAATCCGTCTAACTTTTGCCTCTACAGCAGTACCTCCTGTGAATGGATTTGTAGCCAAATTACTAGCTTAGTATTGTGAAAGAATTTCTTGGGCCTACTGACACTTTAGATTCGATTACTACAGCCCGATGGGTTGCTAGTCGGTTGCAAGATGAAAAAGTAACTATTAGGAACATTTCTGCTACAGAGCAGATTCCTGTTACTTCTTTTCTAAGAGAAATTACTCTTTTAGAAGTGCGAAATTTACGCACAACCGTAGGAAGTGCTACAATAACTTTTAGCTTTGGTAGTGGTGTTTCTTTTGGGGCAATACCAGGACTATCTAATCTATCTCTTACTACCGCCCGGACTAATTTTACAGTATCTGGACAAGGACAAATTATTACTACTGCTCAAGAAATTCGATTCGATATTACCAGCGTTACTGGTGGACCATTGAGTATCCCTTTTTTGTTAATTTTTCGCGAAACACCGTCGCTAACTTAAATGCCTAATAGTTTAACTGCTCAAAGCTTATTTTTAAATAGTCCCGAATATATTGAAAGATACCAAATTGCGCTAACAAATGTATCTGGGTCTTTCAATGAAATGTCAACTAATTCAGCTTTTTTTAATAGTGAAATCAAGCCTAATTTAATCGATGATGAATCTGTCCGATTTTATGTTTACAAAAGGATTTTATCAGAAATGATCGTTTTTAATCCCTATGTCAAGCTGAATGTAGCTAAATTGGGAATGGCGGCAGCAATCTTTGGAGAAACTCCAAGACTTGTGATTTCTATTAATAATGAAGATAAATTAAATCCGATTTCTGAGTCGGATATTTTGCAGGCAGTTTCGGAACAATTCAACGACGAAAATCTGTTGGCTCAATTGCTAAATCAAAATATTCTCAAAGTGTCTGCGGTTTTTAATTAATGCTAATAATTGATGCTAGTCCGACGCAAAGATGGACTCCGGCTTTTTCAAATTCTGCGATTTGGATTAAAGCTAATAATAGTAGTAGTTTAACTTTAAGTGGCTCAAACGTGACTGCTGTGCAAGATTTAGTTAATAATTTAAACTTTTCTGTCACGGGGCCAATTACAGTTAATACTACAGAATTAGGAGGGGAGCGATCAGTTTTAAGTATTAATAATACTAGCTCTGCTCAATTTCTTTCTGCTATTTTTAATTATGCGGGAAATGCAATTACTTTGGCATCTGTTCATAGGAATAATTCTGCGTTAGCAGGAAGAGTTAGATTCGGAAGATTATGGTCGTTGTCGCCATCGACACAACAAGATTTCGATAACACTGGTGGAATAATTTTAACTTATGGAATTAACTCTAACAATGGTGTATATTTGTTCAGAAATAATGCTGTAGCTGCTCAAACATCCCCTTTAATTAATAATCAATGGGCATCTGTTATCGCTACCAGAAACAGTTCCCAGTCGAGAATAATTTTAAATGGTGGAACTGCATCATCTGGAATCACTTCTTTAGCTAATCTTAATTGTAATAGAATTAGGATTGGGAACGATATAACCGCAGCCGATTCAGGGATGAACGGCTTTATCGCTGAAAATATTTTGTGGACTAGAGAGCTATCTACCAATGAGATTAATTTATTAACTGGTTATTTTCATTGGGAATGGGGGTTACAGTCTCCTCTACCGACAAATCATCCTTTTAAATATCGTCCACCTCTTGTTTCTGATATTTAAGGTAAAATAAAATCAGAAAATATTTGGAGAATTTAAATTGAATTACAGAAAATACTTAGCTGAAATTAGTATTCCACCAGCAGAATTGATCACATAGCAAGACAAGAGTGGCAATAATAACCACCTTTTAGCACAACCGAAAAAAGGTGGCATCAACGGCTTTCTGTCTTATCGAGCGATGCCGTTAAATA